ACTTGTAGTTCCTGAACTCCTTTTGAGCGTTGACATCCTCCTCGCGGACGTGGAGGCGGTACCTGCGCATCAGGTCGATGCCGATGCGAACGGAGTCCGGCCCCTTCTTCGAGGGCTTGATGTTGAAACCCATGCGGTGCAGTTCGTCGATGGATTTGGGTTCTGCGGAGTCGGCTATGATTTCGGCCCTGCGGTCGAGGCCCAACCTGCGCAACTCGTCTGCGATGTCGGTGTTGGTCATCCGTGTTTGGTAGAGCAACTCCTCCACGTAGAGGTCGTCCCCGTCGAGGTAGACCAGCACCAAGGCCGTGGGGTCGTTGGCGTAGCCCCAGTCCATCCCATAGGCCAGTGGCTTGGCCGTGGCCGGAACCTTGGAGTAGATGCTGAACTGGAAGATAGTCTCACGGGATTGCCCGCGTTCTCCCAAGCCATAGACACGCCAGTACATCTCGTCGATGGTTTTCAGGCGTTCGATTTCCGCGATGGTCTCCGCGTTGAGATACGGGTTGTCGAGGTAGGTGGTCTGAAAGAAGGCCGCGTCGTCCCGAGGAATCACCTGCTCGTAAATCCAGTGGAACTCGTCCGACGGGTTGTAGTCGATGATGACACGGTCGGTGGTTCGCAGCACCAACTGCTGCCAGTCCTCAAACCGTAGTTCGTTGGCTTCGTTGATGAAGAGGATGTCTCTCTTCCGGCCGCGCACCTTTTGCGCTTGGTCGACGGAGATGAACTCCACGAGGTTTCCAAAGAGGAGGTAGTTGGCCTCGGACTTGTTGTGGTGTTCCTCGGAGTAGATATTCTCGCGTTCCAGGATTTCGAAGAAGTCGCGCATCACCGAGCCACGCAACGAGGGAAAGGACTTTCTTGCGATGGTGATGATGGCCCCGCTGTTTTGATTCTTGAAGGCCAACTCGATGAGGGCCAAGAGGATGGAGTACGTCTTCCCGCTTCGCGTTCCGCCTTGGTGGACTTGGATGCGCTTGTCGCAGTTCTTGACGTGGTAATAGGTGGCCGCGAGTTTCACTCCTTAAACCACGACAGAGGTTGATGGGGGTGAATCTCCACCTCCTGCCGTTCCACGTAGCCACGAGCCTTCCCTTTCGTTTTGAGGAAGAAGATGGTGGCGGCGGGGTTTCCCTCCTTGACCAGTTTGTAGAGGTGGCTTTCGGCAAAGTCCAAAACCGAGTCGTTGATTTCGTTGACTCGCTTCCGGTACTCTTCGTCCTCTTCCATCCAGTTGTAGTGCGACCTACGTGAGACGTCGGCGGCCTTGCACGCTGTTGACACGATGCCCAAAGACCTCTCCAAGGCTTCGAGCAAGTCCTCTTTTTTCTTGTGCATTTTGTGAAAGTAAATGGGGAGGTCAACGTCCCCCCCCATTCGTTCAGGTATTGGGTAGAACGTTCGTTGCTTCTTTGGTGGCTTTCTTGCCAGTGAACTCTTCCCACCGCTTTACGATGACGTCGCAGTACTTGGGGTCGAGTTCAATTCCGTAGCATGCTCGCCCTGTTTGTTCGGCGGCGATGACGGTGGTGCCTGAACCCAGGAAAGGGTCGTACACGATTTCTTTGGGCTGTGAGGAGTTGACCATCAGGTAGGTAAACAACTCGACTGGCTTCATCGTTGGGTGGTCGGCATTCTTACTTGGCTTGTCGAACTCAAGGATGGTGGTCTGCTTGCGGTCGCTGTACCATCCGTGTCCTGCTCCGGCCTTCCACCCGTAGAGGCATGGTTCGTGCTTCCACTGGTAATCTTGGCGGCCCATCACCAAGGCGGACTTGTTCCAAATGAGGCATTGCTTTACCTCTTGGCCGCAGTCTTTCACGGCCCCTCGGAAGTTGTACCCTTCGGAGTCGGCGTGCCAAATGTAGAAGGCTGCCCCTTCGTTCATGTTCTCAAAGGAGAGTTGCAGGAACTGAAAGAGGAACGTGCGGAAGTCGGAATCGCTCATGGAGTCGTTTTCGATTTTCAACTTCTCCTTTGTGCCTCCTTGATAGTCGACGTTGTAGGGTGGGTCGGTGAGGAGGAGGTTTGCTTTCTGCCCTGCCATCAGTCGCGCCACGGTGTCCGGCTCACGCGAATCTCCGCAGATGAGTCGGTGGTTGCCCAGCACGTAAACGTCCCCCAGTTGTGTGGTTGCCTCTTTGGGTGCGGCGGGAACCTCGTCGGGGTCGGTGAGTCCTTCCTCGGTCTTCTCGGGTACCCACACGTCGAGACCCCACGCTTCCAACTCGGCGGCATCCCATTCGTTGGCCAAGATGTCCCAGTCCCACTCTCCGTAGCCTACGTTGTCTTTGATAATAAACTGGCCGTTTTTGTCGCTTTCCCAGTTGGCGATGTAGACGGGTACCTCTTTGAGTCCTGCTTCGAGGCACGCTTTAAGGCGCATGTTGCCGCCCAAGACCACCCCGTCGGGGGAGCAGACGATGGGACGCGCTTCGAGCATCTCCGGGAAGTCGCGGATGGATTGTACCAACTTGGCAAACTTGTCATCCTTGATGACTCGCGGGTTGGTGGGGTTGGGTATCAGTTTGGTTGTTGGCCACAACTGAAAGGACTGCGGGTGCTGTTTGGTCTTCACTTCTCGAGCAGTTTGTAGAGGGCGATGACCGCTTCTACGTGTACGTCAGGATGGAATCGCAGGTCTTCCAAAGATTTGGAGAGGTAGGCTATCTCTTTGTTGACCACCTTGGTCAGCGTGGTTTTGTCTACCGTGGTGGTGCGGGAGGTTCCTTTCGGCCGGCCGGAGGGGTTTCCGGATTGTCCTTTTACGAATGGCATGGTTGGTTCTGGATTTCTTTTGCGCGGCTATCCCACGCGTGTCGTACAAAAAAGTTCTCGCGCTCCCCGGCCTTCACCCACTTGCGGTAGCGTATCAACTTGCGCTCGGCTTTCAGGGTCTCGACTGCGCCTGGTTCGCTGAGGTAGAACTTGTCGTTAAACTGAAAGACCAGCCCTTCGTCCATCAGGTGGGAGAGGGCGGCGGTCAAAGTTTGGTGTTTCATGTTCGTGTACTTCCGCAGTTCGTCCAAGTTGAAGCAGTGCTTTTGGAGGCTGACGTACACCACCTCTTTGTTGGTGGTGATGCGATTGTTGCGGATGTTCTCGTAGAACGTCTCGAGGCTTTTTTGACTCATCGTTTGTCGTTTGATGGTTTCTTTAGTCGCAGGAGGCTTCGTATGCTCCTTGGAGTTCTTGCAACATCGAGGCAAGGCAACTGCCGCACCCCTGCACCTTGCGGTTCCGCTTGAGGACGTCTTTGTAGAGTCCTTCGAGCGTCGCAATTTCCGCTCCCTTCATGACCTCTCCTTCTTTGCGGTCGGCGAAGGTGGTGCGCCACAAGGTCTTCTGCACCTCGTTCATCGGCACCGCGTAGGGGAACGCCACGTTGAGCCAGCGTTTGCGTTTGTCGCACCCGCAGTCGTCGCCAAGCACCGCTTTGGCTACCTCGGCCACCCCGGTCACCTCGAGGACTTTCTCGACGGTGTCGCCCAAGCCTTTGGAGCGTCTTGTGTACTGTCTCTTTGCCATGCTGTAAAGTTAGGTGATTGCTTTGATTAATTCCTGTATCTCTTTGTTGTAGTGGTCAATCCATTGTTGAGCGTTGTCCTCGCTCATCTTGAGGGTGCGATGGCTTTTGACCATCAACTGCTCCGCTGTGCCTTCCCCGTAGATTCCGTCCAGACGGCATCCAAAGATGTACTGCTGTCCGTTGCCGTAGAGGTTGCAGGCGGGGCATTGGGGTTTGACGTTCATGTCGTCCCAACGAGTCGCGTACTTGGCCCGCGTCACAAAATGGCCTGCGTGCATCTTCGTCCAGTGGTTGCTTTTGCCACAGGTGAAGCACGCAACTATCCCTGCGTGGTCGGCATCCTTCATGCGCACCCACTTCGAAAAAACGATGTCTAACTTCTTGCGTGTTGGTGCTTTCATTGCTTCGCGCATTCAATGGCGCGAAATAACTGAAAAGCAAGTTGAGGAACAATAGCATTGCCGTACGCCTTTAAGGATTCGTTTCGCCACTTTGGAAAGGTAACTCCGTCCAATTCACGGGGAAGCCCATCATTTCCGCTACAAAGCGGGGATTGAGTTGGGAAGTTTTCCCACGGGTTGGGTCGTGCATCGCGTGAGCCAGCGTGTCTCTTTGCCTTGTTGGGTCGGGCCTCGTGCACCCTCCCTTGGGGTCGCTGGTTGCCGTTGGCGTAGGAAGCCACCCACCAAATTCTGTCCCGTCGGTGGGGTGCGCCGACACCAGCAGCAGGAAGGATGCCCGTCCAAACCTCGTACCCCAAATACTCCAAGTCAGCGCACACCTCTTCGAAGACCACTCCCCCGTTCCAATTAAGCAGGCCGCGTACGTTTTCGCCCACAACGTAGGCCGGGGCAACCTCCAATACGATTCTACACATCTCGGGCCACAGGTGGCGTTCGTCGTCCTTTCCAAGTCGCTTCCCTGCGCTTGAGTAAGGTTGGCAGGGGAACCCCCCCGTGAGGATATCCACGTGTCCGCGAAAAGGTCTACCGTCGAATGTTTTGACATCGCTGAATGCTTGTGAACCTGGAAAATGGTGTGCCAATACGCGCTGGCAAAAGGGGTCTCTTTCCACGTGGAAGACATTTGTCCACCCCATCCATTCGGCAGCGAGGTCGAACCCGCCTATCCCCGAGAAAAGAGACCCATGCCTCATCGCTTTGTGGCGTAGTATGCCCCGCGCACTTTCTCGCGGATTTGATACTTGAAGTCATCGAGGATACGCTCCAACTCGCGTTCGAAGTTCATGTCCTCGTGCCACTCATTGAACGACCCCGGTGAACGGTCGGGTTCGCTGGTGCTGTGTACTTTTAGTTGGTTAGGCATCTAAAGCGTTTTTGAAGGTTTGAACGATGTCGTAGGCTTTGTCGAAGTTGGCGAGTTCCGCCTCGGTCATCACATCGAAGTGTCGGCTCCATGCCCGTATCATTTCGACGGCCGTTTCGAGCAGGAGGTGGCTCTGTGCCATCGTGTAGGCTTCCCCGTAGGGCAGCGAGGTGGTGGCAATCACCGATTCGTTTTCGTCGGTGATGTAGTAGTAGCCCTTGGCTTGGTGGAGTTGTCGCTTGTTCATAGTTCCTCGATGATAAAGTTGCAGCCACTTACGGCATCAATGGGTCTCATACACTTGGCAGCAAACTCGCGCTCGCGGCCGTAGATGTAATGGTCGCAGATGCCTACGTACACGTAGCCCCGCTCCCGGAGCCAGTCGCGTGTTGCTGGCTTGTCCCACGTGCCCTCGTTCAGCCACGTAAAATCGTCGTTGTAGTAAAGGTTGCCCGTTGCTTGGGCCGCCCCCATCTCGTGGTCATCGTGTCTTCTCATCTTCGATTGTGATGTTAACCAGGTTTTCAATCAGTACGGCCATCTCGCCAAAGACATCGTCCCACACCACCATCGTGCCCGTGTCTTCGTCGGCGGAGATGGTTTGCTTCAGCAGGTTCGTGATTTGCTGTGGCGACCGCCCATCCGCATGGAAAAGGCGTATCGCTCGTTGGACGTTCTCGTAGCGCGGAATCATTGTGCTTTGGATTGTTGAGTGTATGCGGCGGCCGCTTGAGTTCCGTAGGAATCCACCCAAACAAAAATCATGTTGCCTTGGGGGTCTTTAAATTCAAGACCGAGTTTGTGACCGTCCAACGGTTCCATAAAAATCTCGGTGACAAATCCCCGGCTCTCGTAGTAGGCGGCGGCGGCGAGGCAGGTTTCGTAGGTCAGTTCCATTGTTTGATGTCGTTTCATGGTTTACCCAAGTGCGATTGCTCGCACCTGGGTTTCTGCAACAATTACAACTTTCTCAAGGTAGTTCTCGCCCACCGAATAAGGAAGGAGAAGCCAAAGGTCTGCGCCCAATCCTTTGTGGATTACAATCTCCGTCTTAAATCCGTGCCGCTCAAAGTAGGCGGCGGCGGCCTTGTAGTTTTCGAGGGTCAATTCCATTGCTCTTTGTTGTTTGTGGTTTGATGACCCAAAGTTAACTACTGTTCCCCAATATCCAAACTTGGGGTTGGATTTTTTTCCCAGTATTCTCTGAGGCGGGTTCCGCTCCCCACGAAGGGTCGGCGTTCGTCTTTCAGCGTGGCGGCCAACTGACTCAACCCAAGGGGCTGAAGCGGCCCCGCCGCCTCGAAGGACTCCTTGTGTTGGGTCTCCAAAATCTCCGTGCGGATGTTGCCTTCGTAGGTTCGCAAGGCCTCCAAGATTTCGGCGGTCTTCAGTCGCTCGTACATCTTGATGAGTTGGCCCTTGCGAATCATGTCAAAGGCCACGCGCACCTCCTCCAACTTGATGGCCGGAAACTCCTCGAGGATGGCTCGGCAGGTGAAGATGAAGTCATCGTTCGTCGTGAGCGTTTTGTTGGCGTCTACGTCCCTGCAAAGCCTCCCTACCTCGGCGACAAGCCATGCCCGCGTTTCGTTGGGCATCTCCTTGGCCGCACGTTGGAGATTCGTTCCACCCTGCCAAGCCAGGGCAGGCGTGAGTTTGACGGGCTCACCCTTCAGCAATGAAGTCGTGGAGGCCGTCGGCCGTAACTGTAGGTTGGTATCCTTTGTCATGTTTCAGGGGGAAAAAGCCTTTCCAAGAGTTAGCCAAAGATTGATGAATGATTTGAACAGCCACGCTTTCGTTGCCTTTGGCGAGGTTCATCAAGCGGGTGAATGCGGCGCGGGCTCCCCGCCCAGTGTAGGATTCCTTCCTCTCTTTTTTGTCTGCAAGCCACTCCGCCCACGCTTCCGCCAAAACCTCTCCCATCCGAATTTCACTCTCCTTTGTTTTCTCAAGTGTATTCTCTATATTGTTATCTATAGTGGACAATTTGGCGACCCTTGCCTCGCCAATTTGTCTACCCTCCCTCGCCAATTTGTCTACCCCCATCGACAAATAGTCCACCCCGTGCGTGGTCAGGACGCGACGGTTCCAGTCCGCCTGCTTCACCAAACCCGCCTCTTTCAACTTCGAGATGGCCCTCGTGATTGACCGCTCGCTCACGCCAAATTCGTCGGCGACGGTCTTGTTCATCTTTACCCATCCACGATTCTCTCCCGACACGGAATCGATGTCCGCCCACAGCATCTTGTCAATGGCTGTCAAGGAGGGGTGGTTGATGATTTGCCGGGGAATCCAAATCCCCTTGAACACCTTGTATTCGTTTGACATAGTCGACCTCGTTTGTTGTTTGAAGAATCATGTCCATCACTACGCTTGGCGGGGTGCCGGTGGCCGCGCACAACTCCGGAAGTATGGTTAAAAACTTCCGAGGGTCGTCCGCAAGCCACCGATTAAACGTCTTCCGCGTTTTGCCAAACCACTCCTCCGCGATTTGGATTTCACCCCAGTGCGCTCGCAAGAACGAACGCAACGTCAAAATGGGGGACTTTGGGTGGGTGCTTGATAGGTCTCCCATTGGTCGCGAATTTTGCTGAGTTCGATAGCGAGGTTTTTCACGTTGTCCAGCGTGTGCGGCATCGGACAATAGTCGGGGTCGTTATTCTTGAGGAATTGGATGGCCGCGTTAATCGCCCACTGGCGTTCGATTACCTGCTCCCTCCCTCCGGACTGGGGCCGTGCCTGTTCAGGCTTTTTTACCTTGCCGTGGGGCACTCCGTTGAACTCCCGAGTCACCTCTATCTCCACCATGTCGCCTGGCTTGAACGGACTCTTCGGTTCTTTGTGGTTGGCCACCAACCACGTGTTGTCTTCGAATTGGTACTCGAACTTGTACAAGGTTCCGTACTGCGAGTCGAAGGTTCCCGCTCCCTGAATCAACTGAATCTTTTTCATTCGTGCGTTGTTTAACATTGCAAACGTACGCACTTCCAACTGAAAGATTGCTACCTGTTCCCTAATTTTTATCCACAAAAGAGGGGGCCGCCCTCGTTAGGACACGCCCCCGTCAAACAACAAATCGGAACTATTCTTCCATAAAGGAAAGACACAAAGGGGTCAATCCAACAGCGCACATCACCACCCCTGGCCAACTGATGCCGTGGGCTACGATGTCATTGCACGCTGTCAAAACCACCACGCCACCGATGGTGCGCTTGGCCGACCACCGCTTGAGGTCTCCCTTGGTCTTAAAAATCTCCGTGAGGTCTAACTTGGACAGCAGACCCCACAAAGGGTTCACTTGGACTTGCCCAACAAAATCGCGGACACGATTCGTCTGAGGATGTCCAGGATTTGGTCGTCCTTTTTGGTCTCCGTCAGCGCGGTCACGGTTCCTGCGAAAGCGATGACTGCCAGCAGGAGTTCCGCCCAGTTCTGATACAGCCATTCCATCAGTAGTTGTCCATCATGCGTTCAAACCACGTGAGTGCGCCACGGGCCACAGAGTAGGCCTCGGCATCGCGTGGGTTCACCAGCCCTTGGAGGTCTTCCAAAGCCTCCTGCGCGGTCTCGAGGTCTTCATTGAGGATGGCGTTCATCGCATCCTCCCACGTGTTTAAGGCAGTCCCGCTAAAGACATTTGACCAGTCGGCCATGCCCTCGGCACCGCTCTTCTCTAAATCTCGGATGACATCTGCGTCTAACATAGTTCAGGGTATTTCTCGTTCACTTTAAAACTGGGGCACGCCTTGTTCGCAAACTCGTTGTGCCCGTGCAACTTCAACGGCCCGAAGATAGTACGGAGTGCCGCGATGAGGTTGCGGATACTTTTATCTTGTTCAGGGGTGACGGTGTCCTTTGGACGGCCATCTTTCATTCCACCGATATAGCACACGCCAAGGGAGTCGTTGTTGTGCCCTTTCGTGTGGGAACCGATGTCTTCCCACGAACGGCCCATTTGCACCTTCCCGTCGAGCGTGATGACAAAGTGGTAGCCCACGTCCGCCCAGCCTCGGTCTTTGTGCCACCGCCGCACGTCATCTACATCGTGGTTGATGCCTGCCTCGGTCGCGGAGCAGTGCAAGATGATTCGATTGATGCGTCTCATTCGATTCCGTGTTTGGATAAGAGTTTGTCCATCCGGGTGAGTGTGTCCTGCACCTTTTCCATAAACCGCAGCACCTCCGTCTCCGTCTTTTCCAAGGCAATGATTCGGCCTTTGACCTTCGTAAGTTCCTCGTTCATAGACATCCACATTTTGATGATTGACCCAATCAGAGTGATTCCGGTTAAGGCAATCGCGATGATTTCGTAGTTCACTTCCCTTGGCCGCGATATGGTTTGACGTAATTCTTGCTGCTCTTCAGTTGCGATTGTTTCGTTTTCGCGTGTACACCCGGCCGGGATACTTCCCGCTCAATCCGCTGTACGATTTTTTGTGCTTTAGCCATTGGGCACAAGTTCTGTGGGTACGTCCGGGGGAACTCCGTTTACGGGTCGGTAAAACAGACCCTCGGCTTCCTCGTACCAATCGCCAATGTATGTAATGCCTTCCACGTCCTC